TAGCCATATTGCTATTGTTAGCAATCTGAAAAATACCTTCCTTGTACTTGAGTTGAACCAAAACATGAGACTTAAACTTGCGCTTTAACTCACGCGAACTGAGGAACTCATTGACTTGATCGGCGCACCAATACTCTAACTGTTGCGCCATTCCATCAGGAAACAAATTACAAGCGTCAGTATTAGGTAATGATTTGAAATACTCGTGTACCGCTTTCATCGTAGCGCGGTAGTCACCCTTGAACTTCGGGTGGTCATAGTCACGATCGCACCCGCCGTGCCCATCGTTGCTAACAATAGCAACAGGCTTGCCATCAATATATAAAGAAGCCTGATAGCAATGTGTCTCTTCACTTGCCCATTCAGTATGCTTGATTGCTTTGAGTTGGAGTTTCATGGTGGTCTTCCTTTTCACATTGGTTAAGATAATTAATGTACTCTAGTTGTGGAGTATGCACATATAATTCAAGGGGGCAAGTGCTTTTTTCTCGGACCTCGGTCCACGGCCATGGGTTCAGTTTACATATACAGTAATCTGACAGGAAAATAAAAAAAGTTTTTGAAAATACTAATCAGGTGTAAATAGTGTAAATAGGTTTAAAATATCTAGGGATTATGTAGCAAAAGCATAGTGTTAAGGTAGTGATAGCTATTTACAAAGCTATTTACAAACAGGTGTACTATTTACAAACTAGTGTAAATACAGAGAACATTGCAACCAGCCCAAGGCTAACTTCTTGCTTTATTATTTACACTTCGACCTAGGATATAAGCTATAGGAGAACTTGGCATAGGCTCCCGCTTGTTGTATGGTTGTGGAATAGGAGGGGTGTTATGACTTCACTGAAAAAGAAAACTGAAGATGAACATGGTCGCAAGATCACCACCAGACAGATGACCTTCGCTCGTCATGTAGTAGAGGGGATATACTCCAACGCTGAGTCCGCCCGTAAGGCTGGGTACTCTCATGATGTTGCGCCTGTCACAGCTTCCAAACTATTGAACGGTCGCGACTACCCTCATGTCTTGGAGTACATCACTGAGCTACGGGCTGAACGGGAACGACGCTATGCTGTCACCACAATAGGACAACTTGAACGATTGCATAAGCTGTCGCAAGGAGCCGAGGATGCAGGTCAATTCTCTGCCGCCATCAACGCAGAAAAAATTCGCTCCGCTTTGGGTGGCCTTACTATTGATCGACGGGAAAACATCAACACATTGGACCAGCTATCACGGGATGAGATCACCTCTCGTCTGGCCGCTTTGCAGAAACAATACCCGCAAGCTTTCGTGATCGATGCAGACTATAAGGATGTAACAGATGAGCCGAGGACCGGAGGCGAACTTTTGGAGTATGTTGAGGAGCAACCTACCTAAAAATACCTATGCTACACGCATTGAAAACAAGCATGGCGGCGGTGTACCTGATGTTCATTTGCTTTGGGAAGGCTTGCCCGTTTGGATAGAGTTGAAGGTAAGTAAGTCTAACGCCGTAAAAGTCTCGCCTCATCAGGCGGCTTGGCATATGGCATATCACTCTCGCGGGGGGCTGAGTTTCTTCTTGGTCAAGGCCCTCTCTACGGGCGCCCTTGTTTTGTTTGAGGGGTCCGAGGGCCCGAACCTATTAGCTGGTGGCCTGTCCGAGGCCCATGGTTCTTCGTTCAAGAACTCTGCGGCCTTGCTCAAGGCTCTGCGGCCCCGCATCTTTGATCATTATGCTGATGTGCTTGGCTCTGCGGCCCCGCTCGATGGTCCGCGGCCATAGCTCTGCGGCTCTGCGGCCTCGCCGTGGACGTCCACGCTCTGCGGCCCTGCTTAAATACTGGTTGCTGTAGATAAGAAGGGGCCCGAAGGCCCCGTCCCATCACGCCGGCACCCATTCGGTGCTGGTGTATGGCTTTCCGAACAAGGTGGTCTCGACCTTCACTGGCTTTAACCAGGGAATCTCCAGGTCACCCTCCCGTACAAAGTGCCAATCGCCATGGCATCTGAACACATCGTACCGGCCCTGGGCCAAGGTCGCAGCGTATGGGTTTATGTTCCGGTCCTCGTACCATATTTTGTTATGCTGCTCTGCGTATGGGTCGTAACAATCGGACCAACAGATCCTCGCCTGTCTCGGACCAACAATTAACTTGGTAAAGAACTCCAAGTCTGAAACGTCCAGAGCCGTGATGTCCTCGCGGCTCTGGTATATGTGGACGTTGAACCCGCCATCAGATCCGATGTCGTTCTGCCATGTGAACAACGTGTCCCCTGCCTCGATGGCAAGGGATGCGATGTCGCAAGAAATTTCTGCGGTAATCATAGTACACCTCCAAAGAATAAAAGACTTAGCGGGATCGCGAAGACACAGAGCCCAGCGCATAGTTCCAAAGCAATTTCCCTCATGATGTTACACCTTGAGGCTTAACTGCATAGTCCGCGTGTACCGGATTCGCCCAGTTCAGAACTAAGGTCATGATGTTATCTGTTAGATGTGTCACATCATAATCGTTGTCGATGATTTTTTCCGCGGCCTTGTGTATCGAGAGCCGGAGCGCGATCGCCTCTTTGACGGCGTTGTGTTCACTTGCTTGCATTGTCTTATCCTTTTCACATTGGTTAATAGGGGCCCGAAGGCCCCTATGTTTAGTGTTGCACAATTGCGATTGACTTGGAAGCTTTAACTGATGTGCCGCCACATAACTTGCATGCGTTGCATTGCACCCGTTGTCCGGCCTCTTTACTTGCGGGGCATAGGATCTCCTTGCCTTTGATCAACTCGCCTAGATCCGCGATAACTCTAAAGGTCCGGTTGCCATGGGCCCAATGGGCTTGCGCTTGCGCTTCAGTGTCCGCGGACTGCATGGCGATGTCTGGACGGAATCCGGACTGGTGCGAGTATGCTAGGTGAGACTCAGAGTGCCTAATCAATTGATCCCAGATCCATGACGGGACTGCTGCCGGATCCCCATAGGTTCCGATGCGAACGACGCGGCCGGTGCCTAGGTCGACGCGATCGCCTACGTTGTCCGCGGCCGGATATACGCCCCGCATATAAGACTTGTATACGATCGTTGGACCTTGTCCGAGATTGACATAGCAATCGCGCTTTACCGCTTGCTTGCGTACCGGATCCGTTGTTGGCGTCCCTCTGAATTTGCAATCGCCGCATATTGAAAAGTCTTCACCGGACTTGCTTGCATTCAATGGCGAGATATCCGACCGGATAATATAAGTCTGTAATACCTTGCCAGTCTTACTGTTGCGGTCGCTATACGTTGCAATCGCTACGATTGGCTTTCCATCCAAGAGGCTTGGCCCGTTGTAGATGATTCCGTTTTTCATGGGTTTTTTCCTTAATTAATTTGAGCGTGGCGAAAAAATCGGGGCCCGTTGTTGGGCCCCGATGTGATTAATTAGTAAGGTCAGTCCAGATTAGTGTTGTCCGGTTTGTTGTCCCGCTGTTCTCGGTCCAAGCTTTAACGCCATGAAGCTCAATGTATCGGTCACGATTCGGGGCCCGTTCTGCGGTGCTTGTCACAACTCGTTGCGCGTCCTTAGCTGCGATTGCTTCTTTCTCGGTCCGCTTCAACTCTGCTGTAGCATGCTTGACAATGTTAGCGTAAAACTCGTGCTGTGCTTTTAAACCGCCGTCGTTGTTCTCTACTGTTGCCGCGCGTGTAATATAGTTGATTGCGTTTTTCATTGTGTGTCCTTTGGTTAAGATAGAAATGCTTCATTGCCTTTCCATATATTCTATATGGGGAATAGATTGTGGGAAGTCAACAGGCGGACCACAACTAAAACACATATATCCAAACTAAATGAGCCTATCTAATAGGACATGGGGCGGCCGGCCTATGCCATGGCAAGGGGTAACTGGAGCCAATCCGGTACGTTTGCCCGCCAGGATTGCACCCCCCTCCCCCCCTTTTGGCGGGGGCACCACCACCCCGGCGCCTATATAGTTGGTCCACCGGAATCATTCATTTGTAAAAGCATTAGGGACCCAGGGCCCCCAAAAATATTGCGGGTATAATTTCATTTGGGTTTGTTGTATGGTGTGAGAAAGTTTTGTTGGAGCTGATGCCATGATGCCACCACTGATGACGGGTGATCCAGATACAGACCGCCTAGCTATGGAGAACTTCAGAGTTCAACAAGCTGAGTTTCAGCAAAGAATGAACATGTTTAATGACCAAGTTCCTACAGATTCCACTCAAGATGAAGTACAAGCAAACGAAACTCTTGCCGAGTTGGATCGTTTGAACGATTTGAATAGAGAGCGTAATTCTATAGGACTCGAATCATTTGGACTAGAAGAAACTCCAATGGTTGTAAACGACGAGGCCATTAACCGAGTCGGCGATGGTATTGCACCCCCGCTAATGGCCCAAGATGTTCCCCTTGTAGCTGGAACTGCCGATGAGTCCACTGGGTTACAGCGTGAGGCTTTTGATAAATACCTATCCGAGCAAGTGGCGTTAGGCGGCGACCCCAACCAGCCCCGCAGCGATGATAACCCTGGCGGTTATGCGGGGATGCAACGTGCTTATTATCAGCCACAGTACCAAGACGTGATTTCAGAGTTAGCACAACCGCAAAACCAATTAAGCGCCACCCCAACTTCAACCCCTCCCCCATTTGGTTCAACTACGGGTAGCAGTTTAACGGACGCCTCATCGAACGACATTCAGCGGATGTTGAACCGTGGGACTGTAGCTTCGAACGATGTTTCGGATGTTCAGAGTGTGGTTGACTCACCGCAACCCATCACTTCTCCGACTCCGGCCACAGCTCCTGCTGTTGAGGCCAACCCTATCATTGATGTTTTAGGCACGGGCAATGTCCTAGATCCTGGGACCTCGGGCCTTGCTCCTGCTGCTTCGAGCTATGACTTTGGTGTGCAGGACACGTTTAATCCTGACATGATGTCTAATTTGCAGAGTTCTTCGATGCAGTTACCTAGTTTTGGGCAGGCGATGCAGCCACAAGCGGCACTTCCGCAGGGTGGATTGGGTTCTTTAAGCCAGCCTATAGCGCCATTACAGCAGTTTAATGTTTCTGGTTCGTTCAACGCGCCACCTATTAAGTCACCATATGTGTAGATTTGATTGCCAAGAGGTGTGTTTTTGATGTATAATGGCCTTGTCCTCTTATTTTCTAGGTTAGGCCGCTATTGATGTTAGACATGAACAACAAGTCTACTGTCCATTATGACGAGATTACGGAGGTTACTCCGTTAATTGCGGATGCTTTTGTTTTCTTGGGCCGGAAGGCTCATGCGGAAAGTTCGTTCTCTCGATTAACGTTTGACAGCGCGAAGTTGTTAAGAGTTGCGGAAGAGAATGCGAAGGCTGACAATCGAGTTATTGTGTTGGCTTGGGACAACGATGAGCCTGTAGGGGTTTTTGTTGGCAATGTGGCTTCGTATTACTTTGGCCCTGATTTAGTTGCGACGGATACTATTTGGTATGTTGTTCCCGAGAAGCGCGGAACGTATATCGGCATAAAACTGTTGAGTTTGTTTGAAGATTGGGCGAGAAGTAAGGGCGCGGCGGATATTCGCATTGGTCAAAGCTCTACTATTAAGCCGGAAGTTTTTGAGAGTTTGTTAGAGAAACGTGGATACAAGTTTATTGGCGCTAACTATCGTATGGGGACACAGTCATGAGAAGTTTATATAACCCTTTTAGCCCGATGCGTCATTTGCATCTGTGGAACGTTGCGGCATTTGGTGGGGATGACTCTGGTAGTTCTGGCGGCGACGGTGGTGGCGGTGGTGGAAACGACAACCAGCCAGCACCAGTTCAGATTAAGTCCGGTGACACGTTAAGTCAGATCGCGAAAGACAACAACACGACTGTAGCTGCGATTGCAAAAGCTAACAACATTAAGGACGTTAACAAGATTCAAGCGGGTGCTTCTTTAAGCATGCCTAGCGCCTCGGCGGCTACAAGCTCAAGTAGTTCAAATAACAATAACAATAATGACCCAGTCAGAACAAACACTATTTTCACTGACATTTCGATGGGCTTGGGCATTACGCCAAAAAATCAAGAGTATGTTGATACTACAGCGAGAACTATAGCTAGTAATGGTGACGCGGGACATGCTTCTCGGTACGCCGCTGGTATGGTGAACGATGGTTTTTCTGACAACTTCAACGTTACGACTCAAGCTGCTGAAACCCCGACTTCGTTTGGCGATGCATTTTCCGCGGCCCGTGCTGCCCAAGGTGACGGAGGCGTGTTCGAGTTTGAAGGAAAGAAGTTTACTACGGACTTAGCTCCTGAGACTTTGGCTCCATCTACAAGTTTACGTCCAGAGTTGCGGCCGGAGTTACAGCCGGGCCCTGTTGTTTCTGAGACCCCACCGGTAAGTCTAAAGTTACCTCCGGCTTCTGTTGACAAACCCTTCGTTCCTCAGTTTCCAGGAGATGTCCCCCCTAATGCTACAAAACTTCGGAACCCCAGTTCGTATTTACAGTCTCTTATTGCGGGTGAACCTCCGGTTGTTGACACTGAACCTCAGACTCAAGAGGAATTTTTAGCTTCTTTACCTGGGCCCGACCAAGTCGCGGGGCTCGGTGACTTCGTTCCTCAGTACCCAGGTGATGTTCCTTCGAGTATGAAGACTATAACTGACACTCCCTTTGCAGATCTTATTAGTAATGTCGGCTCATCAGTTGAGAATGCATCAGCCAGTTCCGCGGACTTTCTAAACAAATACATTCTTGGAAAAAACACACAGATTGGCACCAATAAGAACGTAATACGGCAGTTACAAAAAGATCCAGCAACAGCCGCCGCTATAGCCGAAGAAGAAAGATTAGGCATAGGTCAAAACGCTGCCAACAGAAGAAACTTTCCACAGATTGAAGACTCTGGCTATGGTAGGCTTGGACTCGCAGGCGTAAAGAACCTAGGAGAGTTGGCTACTTCTGGCGTAGCGCAGTTAATTGATTTTGTCGATCCGGCACAGACAGCCACCTTTGGTTACGGCATGGAAGATAGGCTGTACGACGGCAAGCGATTTGGTCAGGTTGACCCTGGGTTTGCTAAGTATTTGAACGCCGACCCCAACCTGCCTATGACGGTTGCTGGTACGGATAACTCAGTTGCTAACACTTTAAGTCGTAGTGCCGATCTCATTGAAGAAAGCAAACTAAAAACGTTAGACAACATTAAGAATCTTAGCGCGGGTAAAGCCAAAAATGATGCCATCTTTGGAGACGACGGTTTTTCAGCCGAAG